ATTGGTGATGGGTGGACCAAGGAAGATTTACTTGAATCTATTCCTACCGCTAGAACTGTTCCACAGATTGTAATTGATGGCGAACAGATAGGCGGATACGATCAGTTAGTAAAATATTTTGAATCATTAGAACAGGCGGCCCCATAATGCTAATAGAAGCACCATACAAGGCACAAGATGCTATCTCTATGAAAACTACAGGCGGCGAGGAACTTGTTGCTCGATTCGTAGAAGAAGATGTGAATACTATTACGGTTGAAAAGCCAATGGTAGTAATGGCCACACATCAAGGACTTGGACTAGGACCATTTAGCTTTACCATTAATCCTAGCTCTAGGGTTAAACTAAATAAAAATACGCTAGTGTTTATTCACAAGACTGATGGCGAAATGGCCAAACAGTATATTTCGAGCACTAGCGGAATACAAATGGTATAATATTATGGCAGTTACGTTTACCGCAGCAAAAGCACTTTTACAGATTCAAGCAGAACTTTTAGCAGACGAAGCTACAGCAGTCGGTTTATCGACTTTATCAACTGCATTAGATAATTTAGCTAACGAAATACAAACTTCTGCTGTAACAGAATCAGAATTCTTTACCGGAACAGTGTCTCGTTCCTGGACAGAGATGATAAGTTCTGCCGCACAACTTATCCAATCAAGAAACTCTAACTGGATTCGAGATAATTTTGTCTCGATAGATTCTTCTAAGTTCTGGGAAAACATCGCAAGTCTTGCAACAGATTTATCGACAATAAAAGATAATATTGCTAGAATTAGAGACCTCGGAGATAGAGAGCAAGATGGTCTCGGATTTAGAACAATACAGCCATATGGTGAAATTGGATTAGCTATACTGTGGTTGTTGTATATTGAAAAAGGAAAGATACTTGATTTTGATTTAGAAACTTCAAAAATCACAGAACTTCTAAATACAGATCAAACAGGAAGTTCAGAATTAAGAGCAGCTTCAATAGCTAGGTTACAGACATTGGTCGACAGATTAAAATCATCGTTCAGTGCATGGGAGAATTAAAATGCCGTTCTTGTGGGCAGTTCAAGGTGATCCAAATAGTCACGGCGGCGGCGAACTAATAGCTGATAATCCGCAAACTGTTTTTATTAATAATATTCCTGTCATTGAACATGATGACCCAGCGAATCCAGATTCTTTTTGTCCCGCACCTTTGCACTGTAATCCGGAAACTGCTGAAGGAAGTCCAAATGTATTTGTGTACGGAAAACCCGTACACAGACAAGACGATGACAGAGTTTGCGGTGCTACCACTATAGTAGAGCTACAATCCACCGTTTTTATAAATTAACCCGTTGACAAATCCAAACTTTGTGCTATACTTTATGAGTAGCAATAGCCAAAGAGAGAAGCATGAAAGATAGAGTAATACTCACAGACGCAGACGGTGTTATTTTGGATTGGGAATGGGCTTTCCATTGTTGGATGGAAGAACACGGATTCAAAAAGCAAGAAGGTGGCCAGTTCGTTTATTCCATTGGTAAGCGATACGGAATCGATGACGAGCAAGGCAAGAAGCTGATTAAGATTTTTAATGAATCAGCCAGCATTGGATTCTTACCTGCACTGCGTGATGCACAACACTATGTTAAGAGACTACATGAAGAGCATGGATACATTTTTCATTGTATCACAAGCCTCAGCAAAGATCGAAACGCTCAACGTTTGCGCAAAATGAATGTCCGTAAACTGTTTGGCGAAACAGCATTTGATCATTTTATTTTCCTAGACACTGGTGCAGACAAAGATAAGGTACTTGAAGAGTATCGTGATACTGAATGCTGGTGGATTGAAGATAAAATTGACAACTGCAAAGCAGGACTCAATGTAGGACTCAAGCCATTGCTGGTAGAACATGGACACAACATGGACTACGAAGATGTCATGATTCCTAGGGTAAAGAGCTGGAAAGAAATATATAATATCATTACAGGAGAAAACACATGACTGATACAGCAAACACAACTACTAATTCCGTCCATGACGAGATCGTTTTAGCTTTCAACAACTATCTCAAGGAATCAGAAGCTTTTGAAGCCAAGGGCGTTAAGGCAGCAGCCGCTCGCGCTCGCAAGGCACTGGGTGAACTAGGCAAGCTATCCAAGGCTCGTCGCGGTGAGATCCAAGACAAGAAAAACAATATGTAATTTGAAATGTACGTAACAGTAATTGGAGCCGGAATCACGGGCATTACTACTGCGTACTATTTGGCAAAGTCTCGTTGCCAAGTCACTGTTGTTGACGAAAGGAGGTATCCAGCGATGGCTACCTCTTTTGCTAACGGTGGGCAACTTAGTGCATCAAATGCCGAAGTATGGAATAGTTGGCGTAGCGTACACAAGGGCATCAAATGGCTCTTTAAGAAAGATGCACCTTTGTTAATAAATCTCAAGCCAAGTTTAGAAAAGTATCGCTGGCTTGCGGAATTCCTAACTCACATCAAAGATAGAGAAAATAATACTAGACAGACCTGCGAGATGGCTATAGAAGCACATGCTCTATACAAACAGATCGCACAAGAGGAAGGTATTGAATTTGATAAAGTTGAAAAGGGTATACTGCATATCTATCGTTCCGAAACGGAATTAGAATTTGCAAGAGACACTAATAGACTTTATAAGGAAGCAGGTCTCAACCGTTGGGAAGTTGGTAGAGACGAAATTGTTTCTATCGAACCTGCACTAAGACACAGTGCTAAAACTATCGTAGGTGGCTTTTATAATGAACAAGACTTCACAGGTGACATACATAAGTTTTGTGTAGAATTAGCTCGTGTACTTGAAACAAAGTATGGTGTTAAATTTGTAAATCGTCAGGTAGCCCGCTTTGATGTATTCCAATATCTAGAAAAAGGTCCTGTTGTTGTATGCGCCGGTGTTGGCAGTAGAGCTATAGCTAAGTCGGTTGGCGACGACTTGCCTATCTATCCTGTCAAAGGATACAGCATTACAGTAAACAATCCAGGACCTGCTCCTTGGGTCAGCCTACTAGATGATGAGGCTAAGATTGTAACAGCTAGACTAGGTGAAGGACGATTGCGAGTAGCAGGCACTGCTGAACTAAACGGATACAACACTGACATTGTGCAAGACCGTATTCGACCATTGAAGGAATGGGTAGAGAATTTGTTTCCTGATGTCAATATGGAATCGGTAGTTCCTTGGGCAGGTCTAAGACCAATGACACCTAACATGATGCCTATAGTTAGAAGAAGCTATAAAAATCTAGGCGTTTGGTATAACACAGGACACGGACACCTTGGTTGGACACTGAGCGCATATACTGCTCGTGAATTGGCAAGTTTAATAGGGAAGCATTAATGTTAGAAACTATTTGCGAAACAATGGTTGCAGCCTATAATAGGAACTGGATCACAAGTCGTGACGGCAATGTTAGTATACGTCATCACGACAGAGATCATTTCTATATTACGCCTAGCGGAATACGCAAGCAGACCATGCAACCGGAATTGTTTAAAAAGATTGGTATCATGTACCAACCTGTAGATCGTTATAGTTGGACAGAATTAGAATATACAGACCTCAGCAAGAATCTACGTCCAAGCGGTGAGATTCCTCTCCACTTCGGACTGCAAAAAGAAATGGGCCAACACAAGGATGATGTGCGAGTAGTAATGCACTTTCATCCTACCTATTGTGTGGCTGCTATGCATAAAGGTATAGAACTAAACAGACTTGTCAAAGACTTTCCTGAGCTAGGTAGATATACTAAGGTAGCACCTAATGTACCAGATGTTGCACCTATCAGCCAAGAACTTGCAGACGAAACAATCTCAAGACTGGGTGTCGACAAGAAAGGTGTCATAGCACATGACATTATTGGCATTAAAGGACATGGAGTTGTAGCCATTGACACTAGTCCGTGGCGAACCTTTGAGCATATTGAACGACTAGAGCACATCTGTAAGATTGTTCTAGCAAGCGGAGTTTAAAATGGATAGTAGAGTAGAAACCATACTCAGAAGAGAAGTTCATAGACAACAGAACACTATTGAATTAATTGCAAGTGAAAATTTTGCAAGTGATGCTGTAATGTCGTTGTCAGGTAGTATTTTCACAAACAAATATGCCGAAGGTTATCCTGGCAAACGTTATTATAATGGTTGCGAATACATGGATGAGATAGAACAACTAGCAATTGATCAATTAAAAGAAATTTATAATTGTGGATTTGCCAATGTACAACCTCATTGTG